ATATCTGCAAACCTGCATTAAAACCGATATATGAAGCGGGCAGGCGTGGCGGGGATAGCATTGCGCGCTGAGGGTGTTAATACGGTTATCTCTGATCGTCTGAGGGCGTCGTGGTGCTGTTCGAGGTGCCTATTTGGATTCTGATGCGTCTTTCTGCGTCCTCGACGTGCTGGCGCTCCTGTGGCCGCTGGTGAGGGATACAAAAAAGCCGCCCGACGGCGGCTTTTGTTAGCGCTTGTTAATTTCGGTCACATTGCGGTTATGGCTCGAGACCAATCGCAGCCAAACAGGTGTCGATATTCCTCTGGTGTAAAGTAGTGTTTAATCTGTTCAATATCGATCAGCGTGTTGCCTTGCTGTGCGGCCTGCTCAAGTGTGACTGATTGACGCCATACGCCATCAGAACAAAATGAGCTTCCATCCGTGTGTATTCGAGGATGTTTCGCTGTCCCACGCGAGAAGTCTCCGCGCCACATACGGAACGCCTCAGCGCAATCTGACGGTGATGTATACCATGTTTGACGATGGTTCTTATGCATAGCTATGCTGTTGGCGATCTTTGCCGCTTGGCGTGGTTTTTTAAACCATCCAAACTCATCAAAATAAACGTTACCAGCATAGTTTACGAAGATGCTTTCCTCGCCGAGAAAAGTAATGCTGGCTCCATTATCTAACTGTAAATTACTCTCTGCATCCTCGATAGCGACCCCAAGCCGTACCGCGATATGGCGAATGTACTGGAGAGAGCAAAGAGCATGTTTACGCGTTGGTGCGTAATAGATTTGGTTGCGACCAGTCGCTAGCGCATCAAGCAAACCCTCGCGTGCAAACGTAGATGTTGCACCAATTTGACGAGACTTTGTGATAGTGCGATTCACATCAAGTTGACCTACGCGCAGCCATGTTTTTTGGTAGTTAAAACTTTCTTCGTCCAATAGTTCGGCGAGCCAATCTGTTTGGCTGGGCGTAAATTTATATATTTTCATGTCACTGGCTCCAAGGTCGTTATTATTTGTTTAGGGGGAGTTATTTGTTTTTCGGTAGCTCGTAAGGTTTAAAGCGCACCACCTCCTGACCGAGAAAGTCATTCACCTCTTTGATGCGCTCCTGTAAGGGCGTCAGCTCATTACGCACAAAAACCTGAGCCGCTTTGACGACGTCACCAAAGCCGCCGGTGTTATTGGGTACGACGCCCATCATCTGGGGTGGCACGCGGTGAGCGCTGAGCAAGTCATCGCGGGTCGCGTTCTTGATGTTAAAGAAATCATCCTTGGTCGCTACCTCGCTGAGCGGCACAATCTTGATCCCATCCGGTTTACCGTTCGGCGCGTAGAAAAACAGGTTTTTAAAATTACCTAGCCCTTTCGAGCTGCGCATCGCCTCACGCAGTGCCTCAACGTCGGTATTACTCTGCGCGGCGTCTGTTACATACATGATGTAGCCAGCGTGCGCGCCGTTCTGGTAATACTTGCGGCGAAATAGGGTAGCGGATTCATTCAGCCACGCCGAGTTGAGCGAGCTCATATATTCCGGCAAGCCGTATAACTCCTGATTAATATCTGGCTCAATCAAATGGAACACCGAACGCGGCGCGAAGCGGTGCGGCTCTTTGAATGACTGCACGAACCAATAAACATCCTCCTCAACGCCTCGTCGGGTATATTTCGCCGGTGAGCACTCCAGTCGCATGACCTCCCCAAGCTGATTAAAACGCTTCTCTAAAAAAGCATTTCCAAAGACCAGATAGTCGAGCACGTAGCGGCTAAATTCCTGCTGGCTCAGTAACGGGTGCGGGATAAAGGTACTGGCGAGAATGTTGCGCTTTACGTAAATCGGCGAGCTGTGGTGAACGGCGGCGCGCAGGCTTTTCGCCAGCCCCGCAAAGCTGACCGGCGGCTCGATCCATTTGCCGTTATTGATGCATTCGGCATAGTCGAGAATGTCACGGCGGTCTAACACCGCCGAGGGCTCACCGAAGGTAAACGCCTGTACTGAGGTGTCAGACTGCGCGGTCATTTTTTTGGCGCGTTGGCCTTTACGTTTGCTCATTAGTTAAATTCCAAAATTGAAGGGGTGACGTTGCCGTTACCGGCGGTGAGCGGTTCGTTAATCATGGCGTGCATGGCCGCCCATGCGATATCAGCGTGGCTGACTTCCTCGCTACGGCTGGCGACGTAAGTCATGCCGCGCCCGCTGGCCGTCATGGTTTTACGTATGGCCATAAACGAGAGCGTGATATCGGTGTAGGCGATGTCGTACTCCAATCGCCCGGTAGTGATGAGGTCTTTTGCTTTTAGCACCATGTTGATTTTCACCTCGGCGCTATAGCGAATTTCTCGCACCGCAGGGAAGAAGTTGCGCACCAGCTGGTAAACGCCTTGCCCGATGCCGGTGGCGTCAATGCCGATATATTCCACGACGTATTTTTCAGTTAGTGCCTTGATAGACTCGGCCTGTGTGGCGAAGTCCATGCCTTTCCACTGGTAGCGCTCCAGAATGCGGAACTTCCCGCCGGGAACGGCGGGAGGTGCCATCACCACACAGCCCGCGCTGTCGCCGGTGTTCGACGGGTCATAACCAATCCACACCGGACGATAGCCAAACGGTCGAGGGTGTTGGTCAATCTGGATAAAGTCTTCCCACTCCAGCCTCGAATCGACCATACAGGCTTGTAGCTCCTCGAACGGGAACACGGACGCCTTATCATCGACAAACTCACACATGAATAGATTGCGGAAATCCTCGGCGCTGTTTTCGCGTTTTAACGTATCGAGATCGAACAGATCGCAGCCACCGGCGAGCGCGTCCTCGATGGTGACAATCTGCCGCCATTGTCCGTCGGCGCACAGTGCGCCTTTCGCCAGTGCGCCATGGCTGATATCAATATCGACACGGTCGTCGGCGCTGCTGCGCCCTTTGTTAAATAACTCCCCTGACCAGAATGGATACGCGCCATGTGCCAGCGTGGACGGTGTCGAGAAATAGGTGGTACGCAGATGTTTTTGCGAGGCCATACCTGACGCCACTTTTCGCAGTTTCTGGAAATTGGGGATCCAGAAAATCTCATCGACCAACAGGTCGCCGTTATGGCTCTGCGCGGTATTGGAGTTGGTGCCAAGAAAAATCAGCTTTGCGCCGTTATTGCCGAGCACAATAGGGTCGCCGGTGAGCTCCACATCCACCATGCGCGCAAACTGGATGATGTACTCACGGAACACGTAAGCCTGTGTCTTACTGGCCGAGAGAAAAATCTGGTTGTGGCCGGTATCGAGCGCCCGTAGTAGCGACTCACGCGAAAAGTAAAACGTAGCGCCAATCTGGCGTGATTTAAGAATGTCGCGAATACGGTATTTAAGTCCGGCCTCATGCCAGCCGAGCTGGTAGCCGAAAGATTGTTCGAAAAAAATCGACTTGAGTTTCTCGATAGCCTCCTCGCTGAAATAGTTCTTTTTCGGTGCTTTGCGCTCGCCCTTATTGCGGTTGCGAACGTTCGGATTTAAGTCGGCCTCGTTGCCGGTTTGGCTATAGCGATTCACGCGCGCTAGGCGCTCAATCTGGCGACCTAACAGGTCAATCTCCTTGTAGTCACCGCCGTCTTTTTTAGGCTTAGCTATCAGTTGAATTAAGCGGGATTCGATACTGGTTTCCACGCGGGAAATCGGGTGTATGTCATCCCACTTATCGCGGCGTTTCCAACTGTTGACGGTCGGGATTTTCTGACCGAGCGTTTCGGCTATTTGGCGGGGTGAAAAACCTTGCCAGTAGAGCAAGGCCGCCTGTCGCCTCGGGTCGTGAAGGAGTGATGTGTCCGTGGTAATCATCAATATTGCCTCTCGCATAGATAACGAGGGCAAGGCTACGCAAGGCAGACAGGGCGCGCCTTACAGGGCTGTTGTGTAGGAGATTGTCAGACGGGGATTGATGGCGGTGTCGGTGTTGGGTGGGGAAACTAGCCCCGAACCCAAACACCACTCAGGACACCTGAACAATGGCAAAGAAAGTATCTAACTGGTTTCGCATCGGCGTCGAGGGTGACACCTGCGATGGCCGTAACATTGAAGCAACTGACATTCAGCAAATGGCCGACAGCTTTGACCCTCGCGTTCGAGGCTGTCGTATCAATCTTGAGCACATAAAAGGCGTGCTGCCGACTGGGGATTTTAAGCGCCTTGGTGATGTGGTCGAGCTTAAGGCCGAAACCATTGAGGATGACTCCATCCTAAACGGCAAGCTGGCACTTTACGCCAAGATGGCGCCGCTCGAGGATTTGGTCTCTATGGTCAAAGCGGGGCAAAAGATTTACACCTCCATGGAGATCCGCCCGAACTTTGCCAATACGGGCAAAGCATACCTTGTCGGCCTTGCGGTCACCGATGACCCCGCTAGTCTCGGGACTGAGGTGCTGGAATTTAGCGCCAAAGCCAAAGTGAACCCGTTCGCCGGTAAAAAAGAACAGCCGGACGATCTGTTTTCTGTGGCGACACTGGTCACGCTGGAATTTCAGGACGTTCCCGACACGCTTCTCACCACACTGACTGACAAAGTCACTCGCATTTTTAGCCGCAAGCAAGCCAACGATGACGCACGTTTTAACGATGTGCATGAGGCGGTCTCGGTCGTTTCTGAGCAGGTGCAAAGCTATCAGGACGACGTCGAGCAGCGTTTAACCACGTTAGAAAATGACCTGAAAACCGCGCAGGAAGCCGCAGAAAACAGCGTACAGGCATTATCAGCGCTGAAAGGTCAGCTCGGTAACACCGAGCACTTTGGACAGTCACGCCGTCCAGCGGCCAATGGTGGCAACGGCGAAGAAATCCACCTCACCAACTGTTAACCGTTTGACTGTGAACCGGCGCGGCTTGCTGCGCCGTCTGCCCCTTATTTGATTGAGAGAAACTATGCGCCCGAATACCCGTTTTAAATTTAATGCGTTCCTGACCCAAGTCGCCAAGCTGAATAATGTTGATGTTGCCGATATCGATAAAAAATTCAGCGTTGAGCCGTCGGTTACGCAGACCCTCATCACCACCGTGCAAGAGACCTCGGATTTTCTGACCCGCATCAACATGGTGCCGGTGGATGAGCAAGAGGGCGAGAAAATCGGCCTCGGCGTCACCGGCTCTATCGCCAGCACCGCCGACACTGACAACGGCGGCGAGCGTGAAACCGCCGATTTTGCCGCGCTAACGTCGCGTAAATACAAATGTGAGCAGGTCAACTTTGACTTTCACATCCGCTACAACACCCTCGACCTGTGGGCGCGTTATCAGGACTTCCAGATCCGTTTACGCGATGCGATTGCCAAGCGTCAGGCGCTCGATTACATCATGGCCGGTTTTAACGGTATCGCTCGCGCGCCGAAATCTGACCGCAGTAAAAACCCGATGTTGCAGGACTTGACCGTAGGCTGGTTGCAGAAGTTACGCAATGAAGCTCCGCAGCGCGTTATGGACAGCATCACCGCCGAAGATGGCACCGTGTCTAACATCATCCGCGTAGGTAAAAACGGCGATTATGCCAACCTTGACGCGGTAGTGATGGATGCGACCAACAGCATGATCGACCCATGGCATCAAGAAGACCCTGACCTTGTGGTTATTTGTGGTCGTCAGTTGTTAGCGGACAAGTATTTCCCGCTGGTGAACCAAGAGCAGCCGAACACCGAAGCCATGGCCGCCGACGTGATTGTCAGCCAAAAGCGCATCGGTAACTTACCGGCGGTGCGTGTGCCGTACTTCCCCGCCGATGCCATGATGGTGACGCGCCTCGATAACCTGTCGATTTACATCATGGATAGCTCACATCGCCGCCATATCGAGGAGAACGCCAAGCGCGACCGCGTCGAAAACTATGAGTCGCTGAAAGTCGACTTTGTGGTCGAGGATTACGGCTGCGCGTGCCTGATTGAAAATATCAAAGTTGGCACCTTTGAAGCGCCAGCGGCACCGGAACAGGCATCCGCGCCGGTTGATGATAAGCCGACCGAGGAATAATCATGGCTAGCCCTGCACAACGTCACATGATGCGGGTATCGGCACAGGAGGCGGCGCAGCGCGAAAACAGCGCGCTGCGCCACGCCAGCGGATACGAGCTGGTGCTCATGCGTTTAGCCGGTGATATGCGCACGTTAAAAGGCGTGCACTCTGTGGAGCGTAAAGCCGAGATTAAGCGCGGCATGTTGCCGGAGTACGCGCCATGGGTCTCGGGCGTTTTGGCCGAAGGTCGGGGGGCTCAAGATGCGGTATTAATGACTGTCATGGTGTGGAAACTCGACGCTAATGATATTGCCGGAGCGCTGGAGATTGCCCGCTACGCCCTAAAATATGGCCTCGCTATGCCGTCACACCTCAACCGACCCACCGGTTATTTTCTGGCTGAGGATGTGGCTATCGCCGCCGAGCGTTTACGTACTGCCGGTGAGCCTGTGGCCGTGTCGTTGCTACTCGATACAATGGCGCTGACCGAAAGCGCCGATATGCCGGATAAGGTGCGCGCCAAACTGCACAAAATCACCGGGCTGGTACTGCGTGATGAGGGCGCGGCGCTCCAAGCGCTAGAGCACCTAAAACGCGCCATGC